TTAATGGAGGAAGAACAAGAAATTTGCCTGAACATGATCTTGAAAAATGGCAACAATTTATAGATTACTGTATTCGAGATGTAGAAGTAGAAATGACAATTGCTAATAAAATTAAAGACTTTCCAGTAACTGTAATTGAACAAGCATATTGGGTTTTTGACCAACATATAAACGACAGAGGTATTAAGCTTTCTAAATCATTGATGTTAGGAGCTAATGTGCTCGATAAGCAGAGTAAAGAAGAATTGCTTAAACAAGCTAAACATATAACAGGTTTAGAAAATCCTAATAGTCCTACACAGTTATTGGCTTGGTTAAAGGATGAACAAGGATTAGATATACCTAATTTACAAAAGAAAACGGTTCAGGATTACTTAAAAGAAGCCACAGGAAAAGCTAAAAAAATGCTAGAAATTAGATTGCAAATGTCTAAAACCAGTGTGAAAAAATACAACAAAATGCATGACATGATGTGCAGTGATGAACGGGTAAGAGGTCTGTTTCAATTTTACGGTGCCGGTACTGGAAGATGGGCAGGTAGAGGCGTACAACTTCAGAATTTAACAAAGCATTATATTTCAGATACTGAATTAGAAATAGCAAGAGATCTTATTAAAGAACAACGTTTTGACGATTTAGATTTATTACTGAATGTTCATCCTCAAGACTTATTAAGTCAATTAGTTAGGACGACATTTACTGCTGAAGAAGGTAATGAACTAGCAGTAAGTGATTTTTCTGCAATAGAGGCAAGAGTCATAGCATGGTATGCAAAAGAACAATGGCGTTTAGATGTGTTCAACACACACGGAAAGATATATGAAGCATCGGCTTCTCAAATGTTTAATGTACCGGTAGAAAGCATAACTAAAGGCGACCCTCTCAGACAAAAAGGAAAAGTGTCCGAATTAGCTTTAGGCTATCAAGGTGGCGCTGGAGCTTTAAAAGCAATGGGTGCATTGGAAATGGGCATTGAAGAAAACGAGTTACAAGGTTTAGTTGATAGTTGGCGTAACGCAAATCCTAACATAGTTAATTTTTGGAAGGCTTGCCAAGAGGCTGCAATTAATACTGTAAAATCCCGAAAGACGCATCATACACATGGACTTAGATTTTATATGAAAAAAGGTTTTTTAATGATTGAACTGCCTAGTGGAAGAGCTTTAGCTTATCCAAAAGCTTTAGTTGGTGAAAATAGTTGGGGTAGTCAAGTTGTTGAATTTATGGGGTTAGATCTTAACCGTAAATGGTCAAAGTTAAAAACGTATGGTGGGAAGTTAGTCGAGAATATTGTTCAAGCAACTGCAAGGGATTTACTTGCGATTTCTATAGCAAGGCTTGAAGCATCAGGTTTTAAAATAGTTGGCCATGTCCATGATGAAGTAATTGTAGAAATACCTAGAGGTTCAAATGGACTTAAGGAAATCGAAACTATCATGAATAAGCCTGTCGATTGGGCAAAAGGATTGAATTTGAATAGTGACGGATTTACTTCTCCGTTTTATATGAAGGATTAGGAGTGTGATTGAATGCAACATCAAGCTTATATCAATGCTTCTGTTGACATTAGAATTCCTACAGAAGTCGAAAGTGTTAATTACAATCAGATTGATAAAGAAAAAGAGAATTTGGCGGACTATTTATTTAATAATCCAGGTGAACTATTAAAATATAACGTTATAAATATCAAGGTTTTAGATTTAGAGGTGGAATGATGGCTAGAAGAAAAGTTATAAGAGTGCGTATCAAAGGAAAACTAATGACATTGAGAGAAGTTTCAGAAAAATATCATATATCTCCAGAACTTCTTAGATACAGATACAAACATAAAATGCGCGGCGATGAATTATTGTGTGGAAGAAAAGACTCAAAATCTAAAGATGAAGTTGAATATATGAAGAGTCAAATAAAAGATGAAGAAAAAGAGAGAGAAAAAATCAGAAAAAAAGCGATTTTGAACCTATACCAACGAAATGTGAGAGCGGAATATGAAGAAGAAAGAAAGAGAAGATTGAGACCATGGCTTTATGATGGAACGCCTCAAAAACATTCACGTGATCCGTACTGGTTCGATGTCACTTATAACCAAATGTTCAAGAAATGGAGTGAAGCATAATGAGCATAATCAGTAACAGAAAAGTAGATATGAATGAAACGCAAGACAATGTTAAACAACCTGCGCATTACACATACGGCGACATTGAAATTATAGATTTCATCGAACAAGTTACGGCACAGTATCCACCACAATTAGCATTCGCAATAGGTAATGCAATCAAATACTTGTCTAGAGCACCGTTAAAGAATGGTCATGAGGATTTAGCAAAGGCGAAGTTTTACGTCGATAGAGTGTTTGACTTGTGGGAGTGATGACAATGACAGATAGCGCACGCAAAGAATACTTAAGCCGATTTTTCGGCTCTAAGAGATATCTGTATCAGGATAACGAGCGAGTGGCACATATCCATGTAGTAAATGACACTTATTACTTTCATGGGCATATCGTACCAGGTTGGCAAGGCGTGAAAAAGACATTTGATACAGCCGAAGAGCTTGAAACATATATAAAGCAACATGATTTGGAATATGAGGAACAGAAGCAACTAACTTTATTTTAAAAGGGCGGAAACAATGAAAATCAAAATTGAAAAAGAAATGAATTTACCTGAACTTATCCAATGGGCTTGGGATAACCCCAAGTTATCAGGTAATAAAAGATTCTATTCAAATGATGTTGAGCGCAACTGTTTTGTGACTTTTCATGTTGATAGCATCTTATGTAATGTGACTGGATATGTATCAATTAACGATAAATTTACTGTTCAAGAGGAGATATAACAATGAAAATCAAAGTTAAAAAAGAAATGAGATTAGATGAATTAATTAAATGGGCGCGAGAAAATCCGGATCTATCACAAGGAAAAATATTTTTTTCAACAGGATTTAGTGATGGATTCGTTCGTTTTCATCCAAATACAAATAAGTGTTCGACGTCAAGTTTTATTCCAATTGATATCCCCTTCATAGTTGATATTGAAAAAGAAGTAACGGAAGAGACTAAGGTTGATAGGTTGATTGAATTATTCGAGATTCAAGAAGGAGACTATAACTCTACACTATATGAGAACACTAGTATAAAAGAATGTTTATATGGCAGATGTGTGCCTACCAAAGCATTCTACATCTTAAACGATGACCTAACTATGACGTTAATCTGGAAAGATGGGGAGTTGCTAGTATGATGTTGAAATTTAAAGCTTGGGATAAAGATAAAAAAGTTATGAGTATTATTGACGAAATCGATTTTAATAGTGGGTACATTTTGATTTCAACAGGTTATAAAAGTTTCAATGAAGTAAAACTATTACAATACACAGGATTTAAAGATGTGCACGGTGTGGAGATTTATGAAGGGGATATTGTTCAAGATTGTTATTCGAGAGAAGTAAGTTTTATCGAGTTTAAAGAAGGAGCCTTTTATATAACTTTTAGCAATGTAACTGAATTACTAAGTGAAAATGACGATATTATTGAAATTGTTGGAAATATTTTTGAAAATGAGATGCTATTGGAGGTTATGAGATGACGTTCACCTTATCAGATGAACAATATAAAAATCTTTGTACTAACTCTAACAAGTTATTAGATAAACTTCACAAAGCATTAAAAGATCGTGAAGAGTACAAGAAGCAACGAGATGAGCTTATCGAGTATATAGCGAAGTTACGAGAACGTAACAAAGAGCTGGAGAAGAAAGCGAACGCATGGGATAGGTATTGCAAGAGCGTTGAAAAAGATTTAATAAACGAATTCGGTAACGATGATGAAAGAGTTAAATTCGGAATGGAATTAAACAATAAAATTTTTATGGAGGATGACACAAATGAATAATCGCGAAAAAATCGAACAGTCCGTTATTAGTGCTAGTGCGTATAACGGTAATGACACAGAGGGATTATTAAAAGAAATTGAAGACGTGTATAAGAGAGCGCGAGCGTTTGATGAAATACTTGAGGGTTTACCTAATGCTATGCAAGATGCACTCAAAGAAGATATT